TTTAGAATATATAGCTAGACCTCAAACAGCAGAGATATTTTTTGAAGATGTATTGATGGCGTGTATATTTTATGGAATGCCGATACTTGCGGAAAATAATAAACCTAGACTTTTATATCATTTTAAAAGAAGAGGTTATAGAGGTTTTGCAATGAACAGACCTGATAAAGTCTATAATAAATTATCAGTTACTGAAAGAGAGATAGGTGGAATACCTAATTCAAGTGAAGATATTAAACAAGCACACGCAGCGGCGATTGAATCTTATATTGAAAATGCTATAGGTTTTGATGGAGAAAATTATGGAGATTTATATTTCCAAAGAACATTAGAAGATTGGGCAGCTTTCGATATAAACAATAGAACAACACATGATGCTTCTATTAGTTCCGGTCTTGCTATAATGGCTTGTAATAAAAACAGATATGCTCCTGTTAATAAAATAATAAGAAAACCTATTGATCTTGGTATAAAAAAATATAACAATAAAGGTTTAGTTTCAAAAATAATTAAGTAAATGAATATAAATTTAGCAAATCCAAACAGCGCTTTTCCTAGTCAAGTTGTACCTGATGCTGAGAAATCAACAATAGAATACGGTAGAAAAGTAGCCCAAGCTATAGAAAGTGAATGGTGGAGACAAGGAGGTAATGGAACTAGATTTGCAAGTTCTTTTAATAGATTTCATAGTTTAAGATTGTATGCGCGTGGAGAACAACCTGTTCAAAAATACAAAGATGAATTATCTATTAACGGTGATATGTCTTATCTTAATTTAGATTGGAAACCAGTTCCTGTAGTATCTAAATTTGTAGATATAGTGGTTAATGGTATTTCTAATAAGGTTTTTGATATAAAAGCTTTTGCTCAAGATCCTATATCTTTAAAGAAAAGAACCGATTATGCTAACTCAATTATGCAAGACATGTTAGCAAAACCTTATCTTAATGAACTTAAAGGTAAATTAGGAATAGATTTATATCAGAGTGGTAATCCTGCTGGTCTACCAGAGACTGAAGAAGAACTTGATATTCATATGAGATTAAGTTATAAATCAGCTATTGAAATTGCAGAAGAAGAAGTAATTAATAATACATTACAAAAAAATAAATTTGATAATGTAAGAAAAAGATTTAATTATGATTTAGTAACGTTAGGGATTGGAGCAGTAAAAACAAATTGGAATAAAGCTAATGGAGTAACAATTGACTACGTAGATCCTGCAAGAGTAATATATTCTTATACAGAAGATCCAAATTTTGAAGATATATATTACGTAGGAGAGATTAAATCTTTAACCATAGCTGAAATAGCTAAAGAATTTCCTCATCTTTCAGAAGTAGATTTAGAAAGAATATCTAAAGCAAAAACAAATAGAGACCCTGTTTATGGGTGGACTACTTATGACCCTGATACTATACAAGTTATGTATTTTGAATACAAAACATATAATACTCAGGTTTTTAAAATTAAACAAACTGATAGTGGATTAGAAAAATCCTTAGTTAAAACAGATCAGTTTAATCCTCCTGAAGCAGATACATTTAAAAAAGTATCTAGAAAAATAGAAGTATTATATAAAGGAGCAAAGGTTATTGGTAACAATGAAATGATAGAATGGAGATTATCAGAAAATATGACTCGTCCTTTTGCTGATACTACTAAAGTAGAAATGAGTTATGCTATTGTAGCTCCTAGAATGTATCAAGGAAAAATAAATTCTATTGTAAGTAAAATAACTGGGTTTGCAGATATGATTCAATTAACCCATTTAAAATTACAACAAGTAATTGCTAGAATGGTTCCAGATGGAGTATTCTTAGATATGGATGGGTTAGCAGAAGTTGACTTAGGTAATGGTACAAATTATAATCCAGCGGAAGCATTGAACATGTATTTCCAAACTGGTTCTATAGTAGGTAGATCTCTTACTCAAGAAGGTGATTTAAATAGAGGTAAGGTACCTATTCAAGAATTACAATCTGGAGGAGGTAATGCTAAAATAGCTAGTTTAATTCAAACATATCAATATTATCTACAAATGATAAGAGACGTGACCGGATTAAATGAAGCTAGAGATGGTAGTATGCCAGATAAAGATGCTTTAGTAGGTTTACAAAAAATGGCAGCTAATGCTTCTAACACAGCTACTAAACACATATTACAATCTAGTTTATGGTTAACGCTAAGAACGTGTGAAAATGTTTCACTAAAAATAGCTGACTCTTTACATTATCCATTGACTTTAGAGTCATTAAAAAGCTCTATATCTACTTATAACGTAGGTACTTTGTCTGAGATACAAAACTTAAACCTTCATGATTTTGGTGTATATTTAGAATTAGAACCAGAAGAAGAAGAAAAAGCTATGCTTGAACAAAATATTCAAATGGCTTTACAACAAGGAGGTATTGATTTAGAAGATGCTATTGATATTCGTCAAATCAATAATCTTAAATTAGCTAATGATGTTCTTAAACAAAAACGTAGAAAACGTCAAGAAAAAGAACAAGAAGCACAACAAGCTAATATACAAGCGCAAGCGCAAGCGCAACAACAAACACAACAAGCACAAGCAATGGCTGAAGTTGAAAAACAACAAGCTATATCTGGTGCTAATGTACAATACGAGCAAGCTAAGAATCAAATGGAGATTCAACGCATGCAAACTGCATGGCAAATTAAACAGCAAGAATTAGAGATTAAACATCAATATGATATGCAGCTTAAACAATTAGAAATTGAAGCTATGCAAGAAAAAGAAGGTCTTATAGAAGATAGAAAAGATAAAAGATCTAAACAAGAGGCAACTCAACAAAGTAAAATGATTAGTCAAAGACAGAATGATTTACCTCCTTCTAACTTTGGAGATAATCAACCCGCGCAAGGGCAACCGCAATTTAAACCTGCACCTTCTATAGAAGATACAGGGGCGGTTCAAGGAATGCCTATGCAATAATTAATTAACAATTTTATAATATTTTATTATGTCAAAAAAAGAAACAACTAAACCTGAAGTGACTAAAGAAGTTGCTAAGGAAGGTGGAGATATGAAAATATCTAAACCTAAATTTAAGAAATTTAAAAGTTCAAAAGATAAAGCTTTTAAAGTAGATTTATCTAAAGTAGATACATCATTAGAAGGTAACAATAAAGTAGAACCTCCTATAAAAGTAGATTTAACTAAAACAGAAGATAATGCCATTCCAATCGGAGAAACAGAGACGGTGGATGTGGGCGAACGAGCCGGAGATGGCAAAGAGATGGACAGCGGAGGAACAACAACCGTTGAAGAGCCCAGCTCGCCTATTGAAGAAGTTCAAGAGATGGCCCAAGAGTCATTACAAAAAGAAATAAAAGAACCTACAGTTAAAGTAGATTTACCAGAAAACATAGAAAAGTTGGTAGATTTTATGAAAGAAACTGGAGGAACTATAGAAGATTATACAAGACTTAACGCTGATTATACTAGCGTTAATGATGATGCTCTTTTAACAGAGTATTATAAAAAATCTAAACCACATTTAAATGAAGAAGAAATTTCTTTCGTAATGGAAGAAAACTTTAAAGTAGATGATGAGATAGATGATCAGCGAGAGATTAAAAAGAAAAATCTCGCTAAAAAAGAAGCAATTGCAGAAGCACGTACTTATTTGGAAGATCTGAAAGGGAAGTATTATGATGAGATCAAGTTGAAATCATATGATAATCCTGAACAGAAAAAAGCTATGGACTTTTTCAATCGCTACAACAAAGATCAAGAAGTAGCTAAAGGAAAGCATGAGAGATTTGTTGACGACACTAAAAAACATTTTACCGAAGATTTTAAAGGTTTTGATTTCGAAGTAGGTGAAAAGAAGTTTAGATACGGGGTTAAAGATCCCGCTTCCGTCGCACAAGATCAATCAAATATTAACAACTTTGTCGAGAAGTTCTTAGACAATGAGGGTAATGTTAAAGATACGAAAGGTTATCACAAAGCTATATATGCTGCTCAGAATGTTGATCGAATTGTAAACCATTTTTATGAACAAGGAAAAACTGATGGTATAAAAACCGTTATGGAAAGTTCAAAAAATCCAACTTTAGGTGAACCGCGTCAGAAAAGAGGCGATGATATTTTTGTTGGTGGGTTTAAAGTTCGTGCAATTGATGGAGTAGATAGTTCGAAGTTGAAAATTAAACGAAGTAAATTTAACAATTAAAATTAAACAATTATGGGTGTATTAAGTCCTCAGTTTGGAGGGTTAATTCCATCGCAGTTACAACAATTAGGTACAACAAATTACCTAAGTTTTACTGGTGGTGCGAATGACTTTTCACAACAATATCTACCGGAAATATATGAAGCAGAGGTAGAGCGTTATGGAAACAGAACGTTAAGTGGCTTCTTAAGAATGGTTGGCGCTGAAATGCCAA